TTGAGATGGAAAATATACCGAATTACTGGAAAAAGGCGCACACCGATTTGTCAAAAGAATACTCAAAACTTGAAAAGGAGCATTACGCTTTACAGGACAGAATGAAAGTAGTGGAGGAAATTCTGGAGCTGGTTCAAATAATGCTGGATGGAACGCTGGAAAATACAATCAATCTTATCCTTGGAAAGGAAAGCAAAAATGTCTGACATGAAAACCGTCGTCGACGATTATTTTCATACGAAAAACGAATTTGACGCTTTGTCAAAACATTTGGAGGCGCTAAAAAAGAAGATAAAATCGTTTTCAAAGCCGGAAATGGAAGGCGATGTTGCAATTGTGACAATTAGCGTGTCAACTCGACAAACGCTTGTGTCAGAAAAGGTAAAGAAGTTCCTCACTGACAATGAATTGGCTGAATGCACTAAGGAAACCGAGGTGGAAACCATCCGGGTAAAAGCCAAGGATGACACAAGCAATCCGTTCTGATTGTCAAAACTGTCAAAAAATGGTCCCGTTAGGCTCAACCTAACGGGACTTTTTATTGTCAAAACGTCAAATTCGTTATGGCTTGGTTCGCAGCGACGCCAAAACATCCGCCCAATCGTCGCCGGATTTGTTGGGCAAGCGAACGTCAACATATAACTTGCCTTGAACCTTAAGCCTGTTGGCAAGCTGATAAGCCCTAAACTGACCCGTAAAACTTTCGTCGTTGTCGCCAAAAACGACAACCCGTTTAGCAATCGCTGGAGGAACCCACTTCGCCAGAAGATCGGCATTGGTCGCCGCCCATACCGGCATGTCGTGCAGGATGCTCGCCGCAATCGCGGTCTCGACGCCCTCGGCGATCGCCATGGTCTCGGCGGCTGGCGATAACCTGACCGCGCAGCCATCCGGCAAACCGCCCTTCATGTAGAGCTTCGTCTTTTCGACCGGGCTCTTGCGTCCGTCCATCGTCAAGAAAGTCATGTGAACATTTGCCGCCCGGTCGTCCGCTCCGGCAAGCTTGCAGAGCATGGCCGGTAGATGCTTTTCCTCAAAAGGATGCCAGACTGACATATGCTCTCTAATCGCATTAGAAGCAAAATGAAAGCCCAGCCTGTTTTTCAGGTAGGGGAGTACTGGGCCGTCCTCTCGTGGCGGTCTGGCGGCTTCCCAAAGCGACCGCATAGCGTTCCTATTGGCGGTGTCATCCCTTGGCTTCTCGGAAACAACCCGCTTAGGTCTTTCTCCGACAATCTGTCGCACGGTATCGGCGACATCTCGGAAACTTTTCTTGGAAACTTTAAGCGCGAGATTGTAGCCGTCACCCGCGCCGCATTGTGAACAGAAATAGGTTCCGCCCCCGGCTTTGTCGTCGAAGCGAAACCGATCCTTGCCCCCGCAGATGGGACAAGGGCCGTGTTTGTTTTTCAGGTATTTGGGGTCAACCCCAAACTTGGGCAGGATGTCGCGCCAATAGCCCCGCGCCATGTCGTGAGCTTCGGTCATCGGACTGTCCCCGACTGATTCACGGAAGCCGCCGCCTTTTCCCGAGCCTTGGCCTTGGCGATATTTCGGTGCCTGATCCAAGCCGCCGTCGCTGGAGTTATCTCATGCGCCAAAACCTTCAAAAACGAATTGTGAGGCCCGACCCCGAATTTATCCCGGTAAGCCCAATAGGCGTAGCCCTCCTTGTAGCCGCGCTGGTGGGCATATAACAGCAATTCGCTGTAAAATCGCTGCTTGTCATGCACGTTGTATTCGGTTTTCTTAACTTGCTTGTCGCGTGTCAATTCCGACAATTCGCCTTCAGCCGTGAAAATCTGCGATTTCGGCTCCGGCACAAACCCACATGATGGGCATTTTGTAATTTTCGGTGGCCGCAGGAAAGCGCACTTGGGGCATTCCTTCGGGAGCTTTTCACGGGGGACGGCATTTGCGAGCGGCTTCGTTCCGTCATCGAGCGCGTCGTGGTGAATGTCGGTGACAAATCCCAAACGTGACGTTGTGTCACTGTGATCGAGGACCAAACATAGGTCTTTTCCCGGCGCGGGCCTCAAGCCCCGCCCGATGATTTGCGTGTAAAGGATTTCACTGCGTGTTGGCCGCGCCAAAATGATGCAGCGAACATCCCAGTCGATGCCGGTTGTCAAAACGCCCACGTTGCAAACGATCTGAATATCGCCATCGGTGAATTGCTTTTCCACGAATTTCCGATCCTCCAGCGACGTGAAGGCGTCAACGTACCCGGTCCTGACGCCAGCCGCCTCGAATTGCTGTTGGATGTGCTTGGCGTGGATCCGGTCAACCGCGAAACACAACGTCGGGCGGTTCTCGCCCTTTTCGAGCCACGTTGACACAATGTCAGCCACAAGCTGCGATTGGTTCATCGTGTCGCCCAATTGGTTGACATCGTAATCGCCGCGAACGGTTTTCACGCCAGACAGGTCAGGATGCGCCGGGGCAAAAACCTTGAAATCCGACAAATGGCCGCGCTGGATAAGTTCCTCGGTGGTTGTCCCGATAATCAGATCATCCCAGAGCTTGCCCATGCCCTTCGCCCATGGCGTGGCTGTCAATCCGACAAACGGAACCTTCAGCCATTCGGGACGATTGAACCACTCATCGAACAGCTTGAAGCGCATGTGGGCTTCGTCAACTATGACAATATCCGACATCGGGATTGTTCGTCGCGCCAACGTCTGAACCGAACAGACCTGAACCGGCTGGCGAAAGTCGGTCATGGGATGGTTCGCTTGGATCACGCCAATGTCGTAAATCCCGTTGCGGAAAAACTTGTCAACCGTCTGGTCGATCAAGCTGATGGCCGGAACGCAAAACATCACCCGCTTGCCCTTGTCCCTCGCCATCTGGACGATAGCCGCCGCCGCAATCGTCTTGCCGCTGCCAGTCGGGGCCTGAACGACAGGCCGGGTATGCCCAGCCCTGAACGACTCCCGGAGTTTTTTAATCATGTCGATTTGATAGTCTCGGAGTTCCATTTTCGTTTCCTTGATGGTCGAGTGACAAATTGCCCTCGCGCGGATATTAGTATCCTACTAGGATTATATATCTTCCTCTTGGTGTGACTCTTAGGTTCATATGATAGGTTCTACTGATAGGTTAGTGTGTCTGTGGGACACCTATGTAGGTGTCTGTGGGACACCTATACGGGTGTCTGTGGGACACCTATTGATTTTAATTATCATATGACAACTAAGCATCCGCCCACTCGTCAACGGGGGCCTCATTGAACAGTTTTATCCTAAAAATTTTGCCCGTCATCACGGCTGGCAAGGTGTAGAAATTTGAGTTGAACCCACGGCTTTGAACCCGCCGCTTGCCAACCTTCAAGTAACCTTTTTCAGATAGGGATTTGACGGTCCTCAAAACCGTTGATTTCGATAGCCCGGTGTTCTCGGCAATCGTGTCTATGGACGGCCAACAGCTATTTTTCTCGTCGGCGTAGTTAGCCAACATGATGAGGACAAACTTTTCGTATGTGGGGAGCTTTTGTTCGATGGCCCAAACCATGCATTGGAATGACATATCGTCCGCCTTTTTCCGGCGGCCATTGCGTAAAAAAACGAAATAGGGTAAAACCCGTTTTGTCGCCTTTAATACGCGCTGCAACCGCGTGTTAAGAAGCCCGCCGGACGCCCAATCTGGCGGGCTTTATTTTTTAGCCTAACTCACTCTTTCGGCAAAGTCAAAGTTAGAGCTAGCAAAACCGCATGAGGAATGCTTGTTTCCCCTGCAAGGTATCTGTAGACCGTTCGGATTTTAATTCCAAGGTATTTTGCAACATCCGCCTTGGACATGCCAAGACTACCCATGAGATTATTGAAGTGATCTATCTTCAACTCTTTAGGCGACTTTGTGCTTTCATCACTCATTTCTTTTTCTCCCGGCTATTTGCTTTAGAAGTTCTTTGTTTTTATGCACCCATTTCATGGTTGCCAAAGCGGCTTCATGCTCTGGCAACCAACCTTGCGCCATTAAAAGTTCATTCTCCGGCTTTTGTTTTTTCTCCACCAATTGCTTCAGATTTTGGACATGAGCCCTATGGTTCATTACCGCTCTTTCAACGGCTGCAACCTGTTCATCAAGGGATATTTTGTTCGCCACTTTGACTAATTCCCTCAATAATCACGGTGCATGGATTACCATTTTTGACCCATCTGCCTTCTATCCAATGACAGAATTTGTCATTCTCGACAACGCCTGTCAACTGCAAAATGTCATTTATGGCTTTGAATAAATTATCTATGTCTCTATGACGCTTATCGGGCGCCACCACAAGGAGAGTTAATTTATAGGGACCGAGAATCTTGGCATTTTTGGTTTGAGATTTTATCAGCCATTGACATTCTGACTTCCAATTAGCGTATTGTTTTGAAATATACATCTTGCCGCCCTTGGTCGTTCTCCAAAGGCGGTTCACCGAGGGCGGAAACGTCAATTCGATTTTTATCATAAAAAGCCTTTTTGACGGCTTTCGCCATCGAAAGCACATTGTAAATGTCGGCTTCGGGAACCAAGAGCCAATTTGCAATTTCGGCTGTGTCCAAACCCTGATCGAAGAAGTCTATGATTTCCAAAGCCGAAAACGATCCCCGGTATCGTTTAATCCCTGAAAACATCCGGCCTAATTTCCTTCGGTTCGATGCCAGAGATTTGCGCCACCGCAATGACATGAACGGCTGGCACCCGCTTCCACCGGCTGAGAGCTTGACGTGTCAGGCCAAGAGCGATTGAAAGTTTGCGCGCATTGCCCGCCGCCTTAAAAACCCTCACCAGAATGTCAGGCCGTTCTTTCGTCTGGGGCATATCGCCGTCTCCAAATTTTTATGCTAAATGCGTCAACGCCGGGTTGACATACGCGATCAACGCGATTAGTATACCACATGTTGACAGTTTAGCAAGGGAAACGTTCACATGAAAATGTCTGATACGATTGGAGAAATCGCCACAGCTCTGTCAGCGGCGCAAGGCGAGATACAGGATGCCATGAAGGGCAGCCTCAATCCTCACTTCAAATCGAAGTACGCCGATCTGGCGGCTATCAGGACCGTGATTCGGGAGCCGCTTTCCAAACACGGCCTTTCAATCGTTCAGCTTCCTCGTGCCCATTCCTCGCACGTCGAGGTCGAAACAATCATCATGCATAAGTCCGGCGAGTTTATATCAGAAACCCTCAACATGCCCGTTTCAAAGCAAGACGCGCATGGCATTGGCAGCGCAATCACATATGCTCGCCGCTACGGCATGAGCGCAGTTTTGTGCATTGCAACCGAAGATGACGATGGCAATGCGGCGGTTGAAAAGAACGCGCCCCGCGTTGTTAGACAGCGATCCGACGCTGAAGCCGAGGAACTTTATAACGCGGCGCGTCATGCGGCTAACGAAGGGTCCGATAAACTCCGTTCGTTTTGGAGCGGATTGAGCGGAGAAAAGCGTTCTCTTTTGACGGCTGATAAAATTCAATCGTTGAAGGAAATTGCCAGCGAAGCCGATAAAAACGAATCTGAATAATGGAACAGCGATCCGATGAGTGGTTTGCAATTCGGCGCGGGAAAGTCACGGCTTCCCGCATCGCCGATATTATCGCGCCACATATCAAGTCGGGCTACAAGGCTTCTCGCGCCAAATACATGCGGGAGCTTTTGAAGGAACGGCGTGGAGAAGAAGTTGTTAGATACACTTCCCGCGCCATGGATTGGGGAACGAACGTCGAAAAGGATGCTCGTCACGCTTATGAGGTAAGCACCGGCAACCTTGTCTGGGAGGTCGGCTTCGTTCCCCATTTCATAATAGAAAACGCGGGCGCAAGCCCGGATGGGCTGGTTAGCCCGGATGGTTTGATTGAAATCAAGTGCCCAAACACTTCAAC